GGCAACCATTGTGTCAACGATACCACCGTTAATGTGAAAACCCATAGATCGTATCCAGGACACATCATACATTGCGTTGTGAAATATTTTTGTAGCTGTGGTTTGTAATAATTCTTCAAACCAATCCAAGACTAATGCGCGGTCCATGTTCCCACCACTTTCATGCGCGATAGGAAAATAGCCGGACCAACCTTCGACAGCAACGGCAATGCCGACAACTTCACCTTCTCTTCTTACCGAACCTGATCCCATTGTAAGCAGGTTTGGATCTCGTGTTTCTAAGTCGATAGCGATTTCGGTATGACCAGATAAATCTGGTAATTCGAACGGAGGTACCCATTCTGTTTCAGGATTAAAATTCATTGGTACTTGTAATGGTCTTATCATCTAAAATTAATATTAATGGTTATTCTTGCTGGTTTATCCGTACAGGTGCTACTATTGTGCATAATATTTTCATCAGTGTATACAGCGGTGTTAAATCTACTTGGAACTATTATTGGATCTTTACCATCAGGAAAATATTTAGTGAAACCATCGTTGTCGTTTACATAATATAAAATAGTTTTCTCACCCTTTTGCGACCATGGTTGATCCTCTCTAAAACCAACCAAATCAAAATGTTTTCCGTGCTCAACTATCTCCTGTGTTCTTGGGTACATGTTAAACTTTATATATCTCAAATAGTCTACCCCTCTTGTTGATAATAAATTACCAAGTAAAGCAACTGCTTGAGAGCTGTAAATCATGTGAGTATGTGGGTCATCTGTGTTTGATTTAAATACTTCGTGTGTAAAATAACCATGACCACAATCATCATTTTTACTAGCGGTGTTCCAGCAGAAACTCCAGGGAACCTCTGAACTAGTCAAACACTCGTGTATAGCGTAAGCATCATCCCTTGGTAAAAAGTTTTCTATGACTTGAAATGTCATTCATACTCCTTTTTTAATTTATTCAAAAACCAAATGGCTTTGTCCAAATCTTCTATGGGTTTGCCTTTATGTTCATGGCGCCAAACATATTTTATAGCCGAGCCTTGTAGATAATATTTAAAACCATCTCCTTGACATGATTTGATTGCATCTATGCAGCCTATGTCTCCTTTGTTGTAGTGCGATGGAAAGTTTACTGGGTCGTGTTTTTTAGACATATGTGCATTCTCCTGTATCAACGTTTACGTTCAAAATATTTACACCAAGATTCTTTTGTATAGGTGTCAGTGATCTGTTTATTTTGTATCCGTCTCGCTTTCTTCTGCATTCTGATTTTACGTCGATCAGTATAACCTCATATTCTTTTATTGCAACTAAATCAACGGGTCCCTGCTGAGACATATTTCTGCAGACCAGGTATCCTTGGTCCCATAGCCACATTGCAGCTATATATTCTGCTTTGTCGCCTTTTATGTGTTCATGAAATCTCACAGTGTATATGCTCTAGAATAGTTTCGTGGCTCTAATATGTGCAAAGCTTTTTTAGCTCTTGTTACAGCAACATAAAATAACCTGTGTAGTTCATCTGGGTCCAAATCATTGTGGTCAACAGCAGACTTAGTAATATCAGGAAGAATGAGTACATTATCAGCTTCCCCTCCTTTCGCTCCGTGTATTGTTGATAGTGTTATTCGTGGGTTTTGTTTAAAACTTTCTCCGTTTGCTAGCATGTTACGAATATAATTTTCTGTATTGGTATCTAAGCCTGCAAATGCTTTGTACCAAACATCTGTAGTTTGTAATCCATGGTTCGCGGTGCACTCTTCGATGTAATAACCTTCTTCGTTCTCGTCCATTGTCTTACCTTTTTGATATCCTTTGGTCACGTTTTCTCCAAGGTAAGAATAAATATTTTTTATTGATGCAACGGGTAGTAATGTTTCACTGTTTCTCCATCTTTCCCATGTTTGTATCGCAAGAAGTAAATTTAATTTGACAGAGTTTTTTGTTTTGTGTGAGTAGTACCAACCCTGCAGTTCGCAAAACTCTTTGATGTCATCTAAAAAATAATTTGCGCTGGATAAAACTAACCACTCTCCTTGTGACATATCAACCTGTGTCACGTCAGCATATCTTGTTAAATCACCCATCTCTTGTCGTGGCATGTAGTCTTTGTCGTACCTGTTAGAAACGTTTCTAATTATTTGTTGAGACATTTCGTGTATAGGTCCACCAGGTATTCTGTAAGATTGGCTTAATGTATCTATGTGATCTACTTCGTCCTTAAGAGCGATGAAAGTATCGACATCAGCGCCCGCCCACTTAAATATAGCTTGATCATCATCACCAGCAATATATGTTTTATTGGATTTGCTCCATAACGCTCTAACCATTCTCCATTGTAGGGGTGAAAGATCCTGTGCTTCGTCAATAAATAATACGTCAAAAGAAGGTGCCGAGTTTTCATTAATAAACTTTTCCAACATATCATCATAATCTACTAAACCTTTTTCTTCTTTGTATCTCTTAAGTTCTTGATCTAAAAGATATAATAGATCTCGCTCAATGTCCATACCATGTCTATGGTTGTCGTATTCCTCCAGTACAGGAACACCTTTAACTCGTGCTTTGTTAATTATTCTTAAATACTCATTGTCAGAACTGAACACACCATCCTCTTCGCTATGCCAAGCGCTCTTGATAGGTATGCCACATTTCAAACCAAAATCTCTGTAGTCTATATGTTTCATAACTCTTTCTTTTTTGATACCTAAAGTTCTAAAAGCCAAAGAGTGAAGAGTTCTAAAGTATGGTATCTCTTTCTCTTCTAACATAAACTTGTCCCCTGCTCTTCTTATAGCTTCGTATGCAGCTTTACGAGTAAAAGAAAAATATCCTATTCTTTTTATGTCCGTGCCTGCTCGTAAAAACTCCTCCACTAAGTTTAGTAGTGTCGTTGTTTTACCTGTTCCTGGCGGTCCTAGTATTATTGTTTTCAGACCATACCTCCTTCACTAAGCATTCTTGGAGAACGTTTCTTTTCTGCTTGGGCTCTGAAAAAATTATCCCAATACAACTTATTCCAAAACCTTGCTCTATGCAGTCTCTTGTTCACTTTTCTTAAATCCTTCGTTACGCTTTTTGGCATCCAAAACTCTACGGCATCAAAACTGGTTGGTCCATCCGGAACACTTATGCGTATAGCTTTTTCTGTTTCTCTTATAATTTCAAATCTTATATGATCTGTGTAGTAGTCAGTCATTAGAATGGCCTTTCTTTGTAGGTTGCTTTAGAAACCGATGGTTCCGTTTTCTTCATCGCCTTTATTTTAATCAAACGAGGTGTTTGATTTTTCAGCTGCATTCTTTCTTCTTTCTCAAAAAAATCTAATTGCTTTAGCATATTACCTGTCTTTGTTTTGTCGAGCTCCCAATTACTTCTCTTTGCAAAATTGAAAAAGTCATCCAATCTAAAATAAGTATGACCGTCATCGGTCCATGCTGTTTTGTTAAGTATGTCTTCTTTTGTTCTTGCCTGTGGCCTGTTAACTGTAAAGTCATACAATAAATTTGTTATTTGATTTATAGGATCTAGTGACTCAAGAGGTTCTATCTCCTGGATGTCCGCCAACAAAGGATCCAGATAAAATTTTCTCCACTCAGGACCCTTAAGTTCTGGTGTACTAATACTGCATTTCTCTAATACTGCTATTTGAAATAGCATGGGATTGTTTAACTCAACTGTTTTTAGTTCCACTCTTTGATCTGCGACTGTAAGAAACCACTGAGGCGGATCGGATGTTATTTTACTTAAGCCACTTAGTTCCGGCATCTTTTCTTCTTCATAACCAACACCAAATCTTTTTGTTCTACACTTCGAAGCATCACAAACATTACAGATAGGTTGATCTTTACATCTGTATTTATCATAACCTTTCTTTCCTACAGACTTTAATAGAGTTGCTACCTCAGTTGATTTTAAAGGAGGATTCATATAGTTATGATTGTCCTCTTCTACTAAATCTTGCCAATTGTCTGGGTTAGCTTTCTGTCTATAAATTGCAAGATTAAATAAAGAGTTGTTTCTTGATCCTTCCCCAAACCCTTCTTCTGCTAGTCTGTTTAAACAAGGTGGACCATCAGGAAAAATTTCTGGTTTCTTTTTAACTTTTGGTTTTTTCTCAGGTTTTAAATCTACTAACTGATCTAATGTCTGTACCTTTTTATCATACGCTTCGTAAAATTCTTCTATCTTCATTGCATTGCCTTCTTCACTCAATGCATATCTCAAACCCTTGGTGCCTTTGTAATACGGTAAGTTTAAAAAATTACCCACGTCACCTTTATGTATTAAAATTTCAGTTTGTTTTGGAAAAATCTCACAACCAGAATAACCCAATACATCCGCCATGGCTTCTAAGCTAGCAACCATTCTAGATGCAGGAATAAATTCTTTTGTAAATAAAAATAAATGTGCGCCACCAGACTTTGATCTGAATACAATCAGCGGAAAGCCTTTTTCTTTTATATTTTCTACAGCCTCTTTATGTTTAAAATTATATTCATCAACATCAATACAGCCCCACTTACATTCGTTCTGTTCGTTTATTGGTATTATACCCAGTGCAGGGTATGGTTGATTGGTGCTAGGATTAACCGCACCCTCTAAATGATTTGTAAATAATTCATCAGTGACTTCTTGTTTTTTGACAAATGCTTTTCCCTCTGCTTTTCCTTTCTCGCTGTTGGTGCCAGATAAAACTAGTTGCCCATAGGCGCTTTTATTGCCCTCAAAAATTTCCCTAAATTTGCTCATAACTTATTGTATTCTTTCCGATATCTCTCTAATCTTTCTTTATTTTTTTCTCTGTATTCTTTCTGATACTCCTTACTTTTTCTATTCCTATAAGCGATTCCTTCTTCTGAATCAAGAAAATCTTTTATTGTTTTTTCTAAAACCCTCACCCTGTGCCTTAGTTTCGCCATGGTTTTTATCCTGTAGTATTTCTTGTGATAAAGTGTCCTGTTGTCTTTCTTCAAATTATCTTCAAGTAGGCCCATGAAATAGGGGGAGCTTATCCATGGGCCCATCATGTTAAAATGGTACTGAGTCTTTTTTAGACTTAGTCTCACCTTCACCATGATTCACTGGCATTGTTGCAACACTACCAGCAAATTGTTTTGCAGCTTCATACAAGTTCTTATCCTGTACTGGGCCAATCTTTTGCACATTCCAACCAAACCAAGTCCCCTTGTCATTTGATTGCTGCACTGTGCTAAGATTATACACGTGACTATAACCTGCCGGCTGAAACATCTTTCCGTTTTTGCCAGGCATTTTTATGCTGTGCATCATTGAGTTCCAATTACGACTCACTTTTAATTGAGTTGATTTCATTGTTATCAACGCTTGTGACATGTCCTCCAACATCACAAAGTATGATGCAGTGTTTTCAAGATAATTACCATTTGGCAATCTATCTTTCCAATCCGCACCTCTAGTGGTTTCTTTTATAATACCACTGGCAACAGAGTGTATCGCAACAGGGGCTGATGTGCCCTCCCCACGATCAGACCATTCAACATACTCTCGCTTATAACCACACGGTAGTACATTGACGCCTTTCTCTCCGTCATATGTCTGCTTAGTCACGGTATTGAATATCATACCTGCTTCAGCACCCTCAACATATTTTGCATCCCTCTTATTTATTTCAGGGGATAGCTGCCCCAGGACTCTTAGAAATGGCATAGCAAAATCGTCGCTACCCATATTATCTAAGCCACCTGCTGCGTCTTCTTCAAACATGCTCGCTAAAGCTATGTCTGTCTTTTCTTTTTTCGCTACTTGGTTCATGTTTCATTTCTCCTTGTTCATGATTCGTTATTTCCGGCTTATCTTTGTTTGATCCTTTACAAATATATTGAAAGAATCGGAAGGCATGTCGAGGCCGGCCTCGACACGCTCCCTGTAGAGTGCTTTCAAAGTCATAGGTTCTACCTTCTGCTTTTGCGAGGGCTCATAGCCCTCTCGCACTGCAAGGTCCAGGAGTTCCTGTGCCTTGTTATCTTCGCCTTTTCCGAACTGTACAGCGACTTCGTTTTTAATGATGTCACCCAGTCCGTTTTCTCGAAGCCATGTGTAAGCTGATTCAATTGCATCTTTTTTTACTGTGCAACTGTACGATTTCTTTACTTCAACCGCACTACCATCAGCTAATTTCAAAGATGATAAGCCTTGCTCTGCTAGCAGGTTTGGTATTATCTCTGAACTAATCTTGTCTGCTTGTTCTTTCACACTTTTTAAATCTTGTTCTAGATTATCTATTTGATCCTGATAGTTTTGCAACTGCAGGCAATAGTGTGATAATGTTTTGATATCCGATTTATCTAAAATTTCTTGTTGATCTTGTTCTAGATCTTCTATTGTCAACTTATTCATATTATCCTTTCTCGTATAAGTTAAATGTTAGTGGATAGTATCTTGTTTCTTGTCTATCCCATTTCAAAAGATTGAACTTACCTTGCGTAATGTCACTGACAATTGCTGTAGATAAACCTATGATAGCAGGATCACCTGAACAAAGTATGTAGTCTCTCTCTTTGAAATCTCTTAAATTTTTTCTCATCTTATGTATGAAAGGCCCTGGACTAAAAAGCATTTGTGAATTTTCTGGTAAACAAATAACTAGATATCCAAAATCAAATGCTGATAAGATGTTTATATTTCTTGGTGGATGTTGCAATACATATACAAAACTTTCATCTGGATTTTCTTTGATAAACTCCAAAAATTCTGCTAATTGCGATGATCTATATAACTCAAATATTTTATTCTTCATTTTTATTCTTTCTGTATTGACATTGAAGATAGTCATGATTATATATTTGTCAAGTTAGAAAGTAAAATAAATTATGATAAAAAATTATAGGTTTAAAACCAAGCCATATTCCCACCAATTGAAGGCTTTGGAGAAGTCTTGGGCTGAGGACACATACGCATTATTTATGGAAATGGGGACAGGTAAATCCAAGGTCCTCGTTGATAACATAGCTATGCTGTACGACAGAGGCGCGATCAAAGGTGCACTAGTTGTGGCACCTAAAGGTGTTTACAAAAACTGGGACAGCATAGAGTTTCCTGTGCACATGCCTGAACACATAGAATATACAAAAGTATTGTGGGAACCAACATCGACAAAGAAAAAACAGGCTGAGCTCGATACATTATTTGCAGATGATGATAAACTTAAGGTATTGATAATGAACGTAGAAGCATTTTCTACGTCGAAAGGACTGGACTTTGCTAGAAGTTTCCTTAACATTTTTGTTGGAAGAGCTTTAATAGGGATTGATGAATCTACGACGATCAAGAATCCGACAGCAAAGCGAACAAAAAATATATTAACAATAGGGGATCTAGCGAAATATCGTAGAATCTTAACCGGCTCTCCAGTCACAAAGTCACCACTTGATTTGTATAGTCAGTGTGATTTTTTAGACCCAAACCATCTGGGCCATCAGTCGTATTATAGTTTTCGTTCAAGGTATGCACACATGGTTGACAGAAATTTCGGTGGTAGGCGCGTGCAGATAGTTGGTAGTTATAGAAGGCTGGGAGAACTATCTGATTTGTTGGATGCGTTTTCGTACAGGGTATTGAAAGAAGATTGTTTGGATCTACCAGAAAAAGTTTTTACAAAAAGATTTGTAGAGCTATCAAAAGAACAAGACAAAGCATATAGACAAATGAAAGAAATGGCACTCGCAATGCTTGATGATGGTAAGTTGATGTCGACTGTAAATGTTATGACACAACTTATGCGATTGCATCAGATAACATGCGGGCATTTTAAGGCAGACGATGGTACGATCACCCACCTTAAAAACAACAGGATCGACACACTTATGGAGCTGTTGGATGAAACAGACGGCAAGGTCATAATTTGGGCAAATTACGTTGAAGACATCAAAAGCATAGTCCAATCTTTGAAAAAAGCTTACGGAGATGCGTCTACAGTCGAATATCACGGGTCAGTGGACCCTAGGGTCCGCCAGGAGAACATTGCTCTATTTCAAGAGAAAAACGGCCCTACACGCTATTTCGTTGGAAATGCTCAAACTGGAGGCTATGGAATTACCCTGACTGCAGCCAACACTGTTGTTTACTATTCTAACAGCTATGACCTTGAAAAAAGATTACAGTCAGAGGACAGAGCTCACCGTATCGGCCAGACTGGCAGCGTTACCTATGTTGACCTGATTGCAGAAAAGACTATAGATGAGCGTATTGTTAAATCACTTAGAGATAAAATCGACATTGCTAATGAAATTATGGGAGAGGATATTAAAGACTGGATCTAAAGAAGTATCTGTTCGTATTTCGTCCGTCCTTCTACTTTGCTTGCTCTTAACACCTGTTTTCTTGGCTCTCCCGTCACCGCTGAACAGTGCACCCATCCAGAATTTGGATCTCCTTCATCATAAAATTCCAGGATTAACTGGTCAAATTCCGTATTATTACTAATCCACGTTGCAAGTTCCTTGTTGTCAACTCCGTGTATCTCGAAGTCTGCTGCCTCACCCTTGGCATGCTGTGACTTAGACGAAGATCCGATAGCTTCGCACAGCTCTGGGCTACGATAGCCTGAAGATATCATGACCGGTTTACCAAAATGCTCTCGCACTGGTTGCAGGACGGACTCCGCTAGGTGAATAAGGTTTTCAATCTCCGCGGTCCCCGGTTCATTGTCAATACCTTTACGAGTCGCGGTTTGAGATTTAGTTAACTCTGACAGTGAAAAATTATTTGATAGTTTCATTATGTTATTTCCTTTGCTGCTTGCGTTGACATGATACCAGCTAGTTGACCTATTTGATCTTCTGATAAAAAATCACCTAAATTAATTGTTGATTGTCCACCTGTACCCACTGCTGATCCAAAGTTGCCAGATGCTTCTCTAAGAGCATTGTATATACCACCTCCAAAAGAATCAGAACCAGAATAAGCCTGTGCTATTCTAGCAAGCTTTATAGGTACTGAACTGTCTTGTTTAGCAGCAGCATCCGCAAAATCAAAACTATCGGTTAAAATTACATTACCTTGATCATCAA